CGTCAATGGTTCGGCTGACGCCCTCAAGCTGTCTGGCTATTACCCGAGCGGAATCTGTAGACCCATTCATGTACATTAAAGTTGTCAATCTTGTGCGGTAGCTTGGTACAGATGAACGCTCCGAGAAGTCATATGCGGCTCCATTTTTTTGAATTTGAACTGAAAGTTCATCAGCTGCAAGTGTTAGCCCAACTGATGCAGTCAACATATAATAACCTTCGATACTTGGGGTGAATTGATTGCTTGAAAAATTGTTATTTGTATCGTGTTGCTCAACTTGGAATGATACTATTGTATCAGTTGCGGTAGAAATACTTTGCGTTGCGTTTTTGTAAGCCCTAAACAAAGGCCCATTCCCAACCACATTTGCCGCAAGTTTCGCTTGGGTCACATTGGAGTCAGCAATCTTAGCAGTGGTGACACCCGTTGTTGAGCTAGTTGAGTTTTCAAGTTTAATTGTGGTAACGGCCGAATTAGAAATCTTCTCAGTAATTACAGCTTCGTTTTCAATCTTCGCGGTAACAACAGAATTTAACGCAAGCTCATTAGACGTAATACCCTGTGCTCGAACTTTTAGTTGTCCAGATGTAACCTCCAACGTAGTGCCAATAATTGCACTTGAAGTCATTGTTGTCTGGTCGATGATATTATTCATCTTTGCGCTAGTAATAGTATCAGTAGCGGTAAATGTGTAGGTTGTATCAACTGCGCCCATAGCGTTATTTCTGTGATAGGATTTGTCTATTTGTCACTGAACCAGCGACTTTTACTGAGTTTATCTTGGGGGAACCTTGTGTTCTTGTCAAGATCATGGTTCCTGTGTAGCCACGGATGCCACCAAGTCGGCATCTGATACCAGCAGTTTCAGCTTCATTAGGAGAACTAGGTGATAAAATTTCACCACCAAGGAACTGAGTGGTAGTACCAATTTCTGAGGCGTTGTCTGGGTCTTCAGATGCAAAGGAAATCATGTATTCGCCAGTTTCACCAGCAAGGTTTTGCATGACAATCTGGGCATCTGTGAATCTTTTGCGCTCCATCGTACCAAGATCGTACCCACGGGTAGTCAAAGATGCGTTAATGGTAGGAGTTACAAGCAGAGAACCCACATTCGACACATTCAAACGGTCAACTGAGCTATCTACAGCGTCGATCTGGTGCAAACCACCATTACCAGTGACTGCATAGATGTCATTACGCACTCCAGCACTCCCGATCACGAAGTTTTTAATCAAAAATCGAGAATCCCCGTAGGTATCTAGTGACTCCCAGCCTTTATTCAGAAAGTTAAATACCAAAATTGAGTTGTTTCCACGCGCATCATTGGCACCAGCCACAGAATCCAACGGAACGGCAAGATAATAACGGTTGTCGAACAGCACTCCTACGGCCCTATCCGCATAATCTTTGTTAATTCGGTCAATGTAAGGCTGGATGTTCTTGGAAATAGGCTCATCAGCACCACGAAGGTTGTAATCGTTGAGGAACTCCACCGCGTACACACCATCGTCGGACAGGAACATCATTGTATTCCCGTGCATAACCACAGACTTGCGGGCCAAGCAACCAACCTCGGAGGTTAACTCTTTGACTTGAGTGTCCAAAAGATTTCCTTGAGTCCCAGACACAAGATGGAGGCTGTTTCTATTAAGCACAACCAAGGCATCGTCGTAGAACCCGTGCATCCCAACCACATAGTCAGCAGTGCCACCACTAATTCTAAATTGGTTTTCGATCTGGTCAAATGTAGTAGTATCTAAAATGTCAGATACGGCAATCTCGTCGGTAATCTTTCGGTCTGTGTATGTAGCTGCATTATAAGCACCAGACTGATCGTAGTAATACGGAACCCACAAACGGCGTTGGAAGTGAACACCCCAAGGCGCACCGGGTTGGTGCATAAATCCGCCACCAACACTGAATTGCCCACCAACTTCGATTTGTTGAGTGCTTCTAGTTGGATTGATTGCAGTTGCACCAGTGGTCGTGAAGTCATACTTCATCTGCGACAATACAGCAGACTGATTAAGAACCGTAGTGATACCGGGAACTGTAAAACGCAATGCATTTGCCGAATGCCTTGTAAATAAATAACTACCATTTAAGTAGCTATTTGCCCCTATGTATCCGCTAATTGTTGCCCAACCACTAGATCCAAGCCCATGACCAACAATCTCAACTTCTACTGTTCCAGTTGAAGGAACGGTAGTAGCGGTAATATTTAGTGGTATGGAAATCGTATAATACGGTAATGCAGCAGTTGCCGTATAAGTGAATACATCACCATTAACACTTGTGATGGTCTGTGTCCCATTAGGGATAGTACCACCACTAACACCAGTTAGACCCGCAACTGTGATTGAGTCACTTACAGCAAAACCGTGACCTTTTACAGTTGCCGTTACAGCTGTTCCAATTTGGGATGCCGACACAATGTCCCTTGTGTAGTTTGGAACTGGAGCATAAAACTGGATTTGATCTAGTGATGCACTGGTAACATAAAACTTCTCTCCAAGAATAGGAGTAAATTCTGGGATTGTACACTCATACACGGATACAACATCACCTTGTTCAAGTGTTAAGTTACCACTTACATTCATGGTGACAAGACCATCTAGTGCCTTAATTGCAAGTCCGTTGGCATTAAAGACCTGCGGCTGCGTGTAGCCACCTCCGGGGGATAATGTGAATCCATCAGTTATGGTAGCAGAACCAACACCAAAAGTTTGGGTTTGGCTTGTGGTAAACACATAGGTAAATGTGTTTTGGTCAATGACTGTAGCCACAGAAAATGCTCCATTCGCTGGAGTTCCACCAGTTAGCCCAGCTACAACAATTGATGTTCCAACAACCAATCCGTGTTCTGATAGTCTAACCGTTACGGTGGTTGTCCCAGATTGTGATGCAGATAAGATTGGCCTTCCATTAGGATACCACTCAAATGCTTGTTGTCCGTCTCTGAACAACATCACCTTATCGAATACCTGAATCATGTCGGTATCGGAACCAAGTGCTTGACCCGCAGGGTACGGAATATCCGTAGCGACATAAGTAGCAAGGTCGATCTTCTTAGCAACCGTGTCCAGTGCCACAATCACATATTCCTTGTTACCAGTATTTGGGTCGCTGAACAGGCATGATGCCCGCACGTTTGCGTTAGCCTCGTCATTAAGAAGCAACTGGTGAATCCTTGGATTGGTTCCAAGAGCTACAGCGGTTGTAGTAGCCGATAATGGGAGTGTGAGTTTTAAGGTTGTTGTCGTAACAACCTCCAATTCTTGGGTTCCATTAAAATCAGTACCAGTAAACACTAGGCCGCTTATCTGAGCATTTCCGCTAGAACCTATTGCTTGTGCGCCAAATGCGCTGCCAGATATTGTAAGCGTAATGAATGCTGGTAACGGCCCAGCCGCAGCATTAAACACCGCGCTAGAAATAGTCCTTCCCATCTGGCTTGTTTGAGCGCCAACAAAGGTGTAAGTCCCAGATGCAGATGTCAGAGCGTAAGCAAATGTATTTAGTCCAGCTGATGCGGTGATCTGAACAACGCCATTTGGGTTGGTTCCAGAAGAGTATCCAAGTCCGAGGATAGAAACAAAGTCCCCAATAGAAAACCCATGATTTGTTGCGGTGGTAATCGTAACCAAATTGGTAGAGCTAACCGCATCGCTAATGGTAATTTGATCCTCAGCCAACAATAGGAACGGAAGCTGTAATGGTTGGATTCCAGTGGTCAACGTACTGGTCTTCTCCACCACCCCCCTACGAGGTCTCCAGTAACCCTCCATGCGCCCATTCAAGGACTCACGGACTTCAGTCTCCTGTAACTGGTTAAGCTGCAACCTCTGGTTCACGCCAGAGAATCCACGATCAACGTCTTCGCCAATCGAGTCGTCTAACCCACCAGTGGATCGGAACTGCGACATTAAACGCGGTAGGCGATAACCAAACCAGTAGTCACAGTGAAACCAGTGATCAACCCACCAATCCCCACGCCAGCAGGAATCGAAACCCCAGCCATGCGAGCACTGGAGTTGGTGAGGTTTGCTGCGGTGAACGCGCTAAATGTGGTGTCGTTGATCAGTTGAACCCAACGGAACTGCCCGATCACGGCACCATCCGTTGAGCTATAGACCTGACCACCGCCTTGACCCTGAAGGTCGTATGCATTGGAACTAGCCATAGTAGTAAATAGTAAAAGCCGACACTGTGTCGGGCATGCTTCCCAAATGCGGAGGGAATCCCCATGCGTCAAGGGGGAACTTGTGGGTG